CGTTTTCTTTAGCAGCACGAATGGCTGCTTGACGCATTTTATCTGCTTTCTTTCTAGCCTCTTGCTCAGACATCCCTTGGTCAATATAACCTGACATATTCTGTGCATGAACTGTATCTAGCATTACTCTATTAAAATTACCTTCTGCAACTACATCAGGAGTAATACCTAGCTCTGCAAACTCGTTATCATTAAATTCATTCCCTTTTTGGGAAAGCCAATTTTTGTTTTCTGCCATAGTAACCTCCTAACAGAAGAAATAATTTGAATTAACAACCTCTTTAATGTTGAGATTGCCTATTGTAGGTTGATTTCCATTAAAACCTTTTCCAAAGGAAATCTCTTCATAAAAGTTTTCTTTATCGTACATATCAATAAAAGAAACTCTTGTCTTTTCCATAAGTGATTCAATATCCGTAGCGTAAGTACTAAACGAATCATGTACAGCACCAAAGTCGCTGTCCCAATTAGCAATAACAAGTGCCATGTGAGATGCGTCCATGCTGTGAACAAAGTTAGGGCTAATACCACACATAAAGCCACGCCTATCAGGAATATCAGTTTTCTCTCTGATAACGTGTTTAAATCTAATCTCGCCTTTAGGAGTATTAAAGCCATAACAGTCAATTTTAACTGGTCTAGTACGATAGCACTCATATATTACAGGGAAGCCTGATGGAGTTACCCATTCAATGCCTTGCCCACGATCAGTACCATAAATGCCCATCCAGTTATTAATCTCCTGATCGGCAAGCCGTTGAAGATACTTCATAGTAGTAAGTGGTCCTGGGCAGACCTCCTCAATTGCTTTAATGATTTGTCCACTTAGGTCAATACAATCGTACTCTGAAATATTGTAGTCGTCAGTGTAACCATATTGATAACAATCACTATACATTGATTCAGCCATTTTCTTTTGTCCACAGCTATAAGCACGAGTCATAGCAGCACGCTTAGCAATACCCTTTCGAATATGCTTCATAGGGATGTTACGCTCTTCAAACCATTCAGGCATACGCTCAGTGAGTCGCTTGGCGATCTGAACATAGAAGTCATTCTGAATATCTACAGGTACAAGCCCTACTAACTCACCTGTCTTTTCGTCCTTCGACATAGCACCTAGATGTTGCCAACCATTATTAGCACCATCGATAGGAATAGGTAGGTGAGTATAGAAGTCGCCTTCAGCAGTAGAATAGTTGTACCACTCAATACAACAAGCAAGGAAAGAGATTTCTTTCTCAGCTTCTGCAAAGAAGAAACCCATTTCACCAGCTTCAACGATAGTATCAATGTTTTGTTGAGTCCACATTGCTCTGTCTTCAAGCGTCATCTTATCTACAGAGATAGTGTCCAGACCTTCTGCCTCAAGAATACTATGATAGTCTGCAGTAACCCAATTAGGTATTTCATCAATAGTATAGGACTGATTATAGCAACACGCTGTATGCACAGCTAACCAAAAGCTAGCTTGCTCATTAAACAATTGACCTTCTGCAAACAACAGTTGTCCTCTTGCCATATCAGATCCTTGGAAGTTAAAGAAAGGCTCACTGTAATAAAGCCTACCACGGTAATCTGCATCAATATAAAAGTAGAATTCTTTGTGCAGCCATTTAGCTGCGGTAGCCATAATTTCTTTTACTTCTCTATTTTTAGAGGCCTGGCGTTGGTAAAGCTTTTCATTTTCTTTAACATTATCGCCTTTAAAAACTTCATTACCAATAAAGTGATCCCAATTGTTTAAAATTGCTTTATGAACAGCCTCATTAACACGATATCTTGTTGATTGGAGTTTATCAATTGCTTTAACAAAAGGCTTGTCTTTGTATTTTAAAAACAAGTATTCTTTAGAACGATCCCAAGTCTTAATAACGCTTCTGCCGTTTGGTTGTATTAGATTGCTGATTGGAGGGATTGCATCCTCACTAATACAATTAGTTTTTCCTGCAATGATCTCCATTTCACCCCACTTTTTAGTAGCATGAATAGTTACTGGCTTACGGCTTTTGAGATGACCTACACTAATAGTTAAATAATCGCACATTACGAAGCCTTCAATAATAAGATCACCTACTCTAACATGATCTCTGAAGTTTACATTAGTTGAATCCCAACCTTCTACAATGTATTTACCAATAGCCATAGATGCTTGAGTAATAGGTGTTTCACCTTCAACTTTACTGCGCTTAAAACAACGCTGAATATACTTTCGTGCATAAATAATCATGTCTTCAATTAAGAAATCAAGCATATCTACGCCATCAGTATCAATCATACGCATTAACTGAAGGTTGCGTCTTGGTTTAACTCCAATGTCTTCACTACGAATTCTCTCTAAGAGATAATCTTTGATGTCCTGCATTGTTTCTCTTTCTGATATCTACACCCCAAGTTGGGGGTGGTGGGTTGTATAAAGTCTGAGTATCACAAGTAGCTGGATCGTAATTATATTTAAGTCCGACTAAAATTTCATACTTTTCGACAGGAAATATTGCTTTAACTTCATTAAGATCTTCTGGCTCGCATTGGACCCATGCAATGTGATCAGGATCATCCTCTAAGTTTTGGAAGTGCACTTGCATTGTCTTAACATTCCTTTGTCATTAAGGATTTTAAAAGAGTCAATGTATTTGTCTTCTCCTTTAAGCACCACAACTTCGCTGATCCCAGATTGCAAGATAAGTTTAGTGCATTCCATACAAGGCGAGAGCGTAGTGTAGAGTGTGGCACCCAATCCATTGCCTCCATCACGAGCCAACTTACAGATAGCATTAGCTTCAGCATGAATAACATAAGGTAAAGTAACCCCAGTATTAGGGTGCTTACAATCATTAGGAAAGCCCGAAGGAGTTCCATTCCAGCCCATCGAAATAATGTTTCCATCTTTAACAATAATAGCTCCTACTTTAGTATCGGTATCATAAGACATTTCGCTAATACGTTCAGCGATATCCATATACAGGGTATCGTAACGTGCTTGCTTAAACTCTAATGGTGTAGACATAAAACCTCCTATCGGCCTTGTCCTCGATATTTCTTACGTGTTTTATACTTTTTGCCCGTAAAAGTTGTTTGCTTACGGGGTTTAAGTTGAAAATATGTTCGATCAACTGCGGTTATTTTCTTTGCCATTTAGTAAGTCCTCAATTTTATTTTGACGCATTATAGCTTGACTACGATATTTGTTTCGGTCTTTAGTTAGCTCCTTAATAATTTGTTTTGCATGAGCAAGTTCTTGTTGTAACAAACCTATTTGATGATATAAGGCAGTTTCACTCATTGTACTACCTCAAAATCAATCTCGTGTTTATCATGCCAAGCTAATCTTGTAGTATCATGGTCATATTTAGCGTTTCCAGCTGGGCCAGTCTTGCCTGTAAATCTACTTTTAAGCACGATAAAGTTGATTGTATTTCTGATTTGCTCATCTTCATTTGCCATATCTCTAGCAAATCCAATGATGTCAAAAGAAATTTGCTTGATAGAGCCAGAGCCTTTGATGTCATCCATAGAAGGCAACTTACCCTGCTCAAATGTAACTCCTCCACCTTGAACTTTCCTAAGATGACTAATAACGCCGAGCCAGACATTATGTTTCTTAGTAATTTTAAGAAGATCAGACATAACCTTATCAATGGCTTCGTTACCAGTATAACCTTCAGCACCTTCAGATACTGCAATAGTGATGTGGTCGAGGATAAGGTATTTGCATCCCATGAGAGCCATATACTCAATCTTATCAATAAGCGACTCATCACCAACAGAACCTTGATGATCCAATAGGACAAGCCTTTCCGAACCAAATACAGCACGACTTGCCTCCTCTTGTTCTTCGAGTGATACATCGTACTCTTGTAAGTTACGTTTAAGTTTCATTTGAATAAACTTTTCAGCAGTATCACCAACACTTTCTTCAAGTGAGATCATACCTACTTTGTCTTCAGTGTTATCAAGAAGGTCTAATACAATCTCTTTAATAACAGTAGACTTACCACTACCAGTACCACTAGTAAACAATGTAATTTCACCAAAGCGCATACCTTTAGTCTTATCGTTAATACCGCGAAGACAGTCAGGATAAGCAACAGATTCAGTAGAACGTCTAGCAAGGTATTGTTCCCAGACAGGCTCATGGCCTACGACAATACCAGCAGGACTAAATGGTTGTGCATCCCAGATAGCTTGAAGGACTGCTCGTTCACCTGCTGCTATAAATAATTCGCAAGGATCTTTAGCCGGACTTGTAGCAACTTTAACTTTATCTATGCCGATAATATTTGCTGCTTCTTTAATTGCCTTTTGACCTGCGGCGTCTTTATCAAAGAACAATACGACTTCTTCGAAAGACCTAATCCATTCCCTTGCTTGCAGCAAACTTTTGAGGTTGCTTGCTGACGCAATACTAATTGCCGGATAAATCTTGTTATAATGAATAAGCGAGGCTTGTGCAACGGACATCGCATCGAATTCACCTTCTGTGATGACGAGGCGTTTGCCTCCCATTCCAAAGCTTTGACAACCAAAAGGCCAGACATCTTTAAAGTCTCCTACAGTGCTAAATTGTTTAGGCAACTTGCGAGTCTTATAAGCGACTAGCTCGTTGTCTTTATAATATGGATAGTGATAAGCAGTGATATTACGATTAGCATCATAGTCAACTCGTACACCGTAATGTTCTGCAATGGTCTTTGTAATTCGTCTTTCTTGACATCCACGAGCGTCTCCAGTATTTTGTTTAAATACTTCAGGACACCATACAGATTTAATAACCGTGTCTAGAGGCATATCCTCTTCCTTTCCTTCTATATCACGTTCGTAATGATTACAAACAAAACAATAACCATGACCATCATCATAAATAGCAAAGCCATCGGATGAAGGACAAGCAGGGCATTTAGTTTTCCCTACTTCTTTACTTTCCGTATAGTCTTTCTTCTTTGGCATAACGATTGTTCCTCTTTCGTTGCCTAGTTTTACTTGTTTTAGTTATGTTCTTACGCCTTTGTTCTTTGTCAATCAAATAATCAATTAAATATTCATCATATTCTTTTACTTCAGGTTCAGACTTTTTACCATTGATAATTTGTTGATTAGGAATTTTATTATACATTGGATTTCGCATTGTACTCCTCAATAAATGCTTTGGTTAACATCCACTTTTCACTACCTAGTGTTTTATTGTAATAAAGCTTTTCACCTTCATGATTAACAGAAGTAAGCACTTCAAGTTTAATCTGCCATAATACCTCAAGATAATTGAGAGCAGACTTATCAGGGGCTTCTGCCAGAATAGTATATTCAAATTCGTCTGGATTATCAGAAACCTTTTGTGCAGTATCTACGCCTGATGACGCATAAGTTTTCCAATTAGATTGGCGTACACGGTTACCTTTGCTGTAGTTCCAGTACGATTTCTTACCGACATAGCCTTTACCAGTAGACTTTTCACGAATAAGATAAACAAAACCTTCTGACTCATACGGATTAATTGAATCAATGTCTGCTGACAAAGACCATTGACCGTGTGGCATAGCGTCTGCGCCAGTAGCTTTCCAAGCCTTTTGGTCAAAGGCTACACAAACAGTATTGCTTTTAGGGTTTACCCATACTGTAAGATCACCTTCCCAACCTTTCTTAAGCTTAAGTTTAGTACGCAAGTTAGATTTACAACGGATCTCACCATGCTCTTCAGTCATGATACCGACCCAGCCACCCGCATCTACAGTAGTAACCTCTTTAATGATTACATCTTCATAGCGCTGGTGGTCTTGAGTATTAGTAGGCATAATGTTCTCCTATACCTTAAAGTAGTCGCCTTCACTGCGCAGTATATGAATACCATTAGCAGTTTCAAGCAGTTTTTCTTTCCAATCAACACGACCATATTTAGCTCTGTATGCTGCAAGCACACGAGACTTACGCCGACCCATCGGAACACCCTTAAGCATTGCTTCTGCTTTCTTTGGGCCAACCTTGGGAAGCCCAGGAAGATTATCCGTTGGATCACCCTTAAGCATTTGAGTCCAATAAAGAAGATCTGCAGTGTCTACATCAATTTCGTAGAATTCTTGTTTCCGAGGATTATAATGTTTTCCAGGGATACAGTCAAGGTCTTTATCAATGTGTACTACTGTAAACTCTTTATTAAGTGAAGCAAGTTCAGTTGACTTTATACGCACCATATCATCTGCTTCCATCCCATCAGACGGAATAGCCAGACCTTCATCAATAATCTTTTGCATAAGTGGTCTAAATAGATTAGCATCTTCTGGTGGTGCTTTACGATTTGCTTTGTAGTTAGGGCAAAGATTATAGCGGAAGTTATCTTTACCTCCGCAATAAATAAATTGTTCATCAGACCAAACAGGATCAATCCAGTGTTTAGACATGATTGTAAGATAATTTTCAAAGGCTTTATCAAGGCTAGGTTGTTGCCAAGCTGTTTGATAAATACAACTATCTGCATCTACGATTGCTATCATTAGATATTTCCTTTTTCGTGCCAATAATTGTTCCACTCATCTACTAACATTTCAGTAAACTCTGACTCATCTGAAATGAGAGGCACAAGATGGGAATACTCACTCATTTCGCTAACAAAATCTTCTACTTGTTCGCATCCGCTTACTGTTTCTTGTGCTATATTCCAAAATTCATCTTCCAGTCCTATAAGGTGGTTCTTTAATCTACCCATTGTACTTCCTTTCTAGTGTACATCTGCGTAACAGTTACCAATGACACCATCGCCATCCATACACTGTACATTAAATTGTTTAGGTGCTTCACGGAACGCTTCAATACATATTTCTTTAACACGTTCTGCTTGTTCTTCTTTAACTACCCATGCCATCTCATCATGATAAAAGATAACTGGATAAGCGTCAAGTTGTTCATCGTTAATCTTTTGCATAGCATAACCGATAGCGGCTTTACAAGTAATAGCCTCTGCACTTTGCAATAGATAATTAAGAGATTGATGAGCAGAGCTTACATAAACCCTTCTTCCATCTAGTGCAGGAATAAAACTATCGCCATATCCTGCTTTAGTTTGATTAAAGATTTCGTCTAGCTTTGCTTTGACTTTACCGAGTCCAGGGATTGCTGATTGATATTTCCGCTTACTAGCGTCTCCCACCTTAGCATCAGGTTTACCAGTGAGAATAGTACCAAGCTTCCGGCCACCACCGCCGAATAGATAGGCATAAAGCCAACGCTTAGCGTCACCACGGCTGCTCCCAAGAATACCTGCATTATAAGTGTGAATGTCTCCATCCGTTACCTCCTTAGTGAATTTATCGTCACCAATATAATGACACAAAGCTCTCATTTGATTACCAGCTGAGTCAGCACCGACTACTTTATAACCGTCTTCGCAGATAAAGAGACTACGCATCTCTTTGCCCCATGCAGCATCAACACTAGGTAAGTTAGTAATTACTTCGTGTCTTGCTCTGAATGTAGGCGTACCGATAACCCACATTCTTCCATGTAGCCTATTTCCCTTAGCCTCTTTAAGCCAGCCTTCGAGAATAGACCTTCGCGATCTTGTTGTGTAGTATCGATCAATGTCTCGTCCAATATCTCCGAGTAAAGTAAGGCTCGTTGTTGTGAGTTTCGGGCTTGTCTTAATAAACTCATAGCCTTGTTTCTTATAGTTCCAATCATCTGGTTTCCATCCTATTGTAAACAAGTATTCTTTTACTTCTTCCATGTTACCAAGAGTAACTTGTGTTTGATATTGTCTTTGAAACTCTTGCTTGGGATTCCAGTCATCTACTTCAGGTTCATAACCAAGAAACTCTGTTAATAGACGCCTAGTGACTGCTGTAAAATCTCCTTTCTTAGTATACTTAGCAAGTTTAGGTTGCTTATCAACGAATATAGTCATTTCAGGAAGTTGAGGATGCACACGTGATTCAATTTCAGCTAGTTCATTTGACATCTCTTTATGCAGCGCATTAGCTGCTTCAATATCAAATAGCCAGCCTTTCATTCTCACTTTAGACTCAAAGACTGCAGCATCATGTTCAGCCCGTAAGCCTTTGGCAATTAAAGGTTTCTTTGCTGATTGATCCTTAAATTCTTTGATAAGCATTTCGTATACTCGTGTATTGAGTTGTACGTCACGAACACAATAGGTAAGCATCTCAGGGCTATAAGCATCCCATTCATTAAACTCTAGCTTATTGTACCCAAGATGCTCACCCCATCCGGCAAGACCGTGTTTGTGTCCTCGTTTATAGTTAAGCGTTTGACTCATGATCCATGTATCATAAAGCTTCTTGTCGAAATAATCTCGATTAAGTAGTTGTTTTATAACAGCAAGATCATAACCAATTATATTATGTCCGATAAGCGCTTCAGCCTTGTCCATAAGAGCAAGCCCTTCATTAATAGAAAAGCACATCTCATCTACATCTGAACACTTATAGATTTGTTTACTATCGACATCTTGTAAAACAAGGCACCAAATACGTGTTGCATCAATGCCATCTGTCTCGATGTCAAATACGAGTTTCATTCTTCATCCTTTCCATTTTCACATGACGGACATTTAAATTCATCCGAAAGAAAATCTAATGCTCCTTCTAAATATGTTTCATTACAATTAAAACACGTTCTGGTTGTTCTCGATCTCCCTAAGAAGCTTTGGATTGCATGAGGATAACCATCGTCTTGACTCATTAGACAACCCTTGTCCTTTCCGAAGATATTGAACAGCCAAGTGATTGCATTTGGTGTGGTCACAGTCATCTCCATATCTATATTGATTACATTCTCGTTCTAGTGAATCCTTATTCGTACACTTCGTAATAGACATCACCGTTGTCCCTTATCTTTGTGTCTTCATAATTAGCTACAAATCGTCTGTAGAACTCCATATTAGCACCTGTCAATGCGCCCATAACATCATTACAAGTTTGATAATTAAGGCCTTTCTCACGCACAAAGTGATGTATCATGACCGCAATAAGATATTGAAGTTCACCTGCTGTATTAGGTGGTGTATCTTCAATTGCGCTTTCAATCCACATAAAGTTTTTACGATCTTCCTGAATAATATAAGGCATTATAATTCCTTTCTAGAGGTTAGATGAGTCTTCGTCCCAGCCTTCTGTACAATACTTTTCTAGTGTATCGATATTATTAGTTGTGATATCACCATAAAGATTATATACTGTTTGACCATAACTGCTAACTGATAGTGTCATATCATTTGTTAGTTTAGCTAGCTGTCGGTATGCATCGAGTGCAGCTTCAAGATTCTTAGTGTTAGTATCAAATCGTACTTTCATTTTGTTCTCCTCAATAATAGTAAGTAATTGCTTCAAGACACTCATCGAGAGTAAAATACTTTTCTGTATAAATACTCTCATAGAATGGGTGTATAAGATCGTTTTCATCTGCCCACAGAATAATTATCTTATTCTTTATATGAGCAAACATTAGTTCCATTGAAGTACCAGTTCCTCTACCGCTACCCCTGCGGACATCGGCAAGAACAACAGTGCTGTTAGCAATATCTTGCATATCCATTTTAAATATTCTTCGACAAGTACTTTGTATTGGTGTATGTGTTTCACCAAGATACAACTCATCATGGAATGAAACTCTACGAGTTGGATCGAGCGTATCAATTTCTAGTTGCGCCAAAGTATTCGACGCCTGAGTCCTCCACTCCTTCATCCATGTTTTTGTGCAGTCTTCCATTGGACCTGCTAGATAGACGTAATTCTTCATCGTCTGCCCTTTCTGCTTCAAGAATATAAGTCTTAAGTTGTTCAATTGTTTTCACTAACATAATGTAGTGATGTCCTCCTGCTTTACCTCGCATAGTTATTTCTGACCAATAGTCTGTTGCTTCAGTCAAAGCCTTAATGCTTGGTTGCAAGCTCTCTCTCAATGTCATTAATCGCATCTACTAATGCCGCCTTTGTTTCAGATTCAATTCCAAGGTTACCATCTTCATCTACTACGATTAGCTCGTTTTCCATGCAATCAAAGCAGACCCCTGAGTATTGTAGAAATAAATATAGATAGGCATCATGATCTATCTTATCTTTCAATGAGTTACCACCTATTAATTCCCAGAGCATGACAATCCCCGCTTCTAACAGGGATTGCCCATCTTCTTGCTCTAGTTCTACTTCTACTCGATGAGGGAAGTTAATTACCTCTCCCATTAAAAGTCAGTTACGTCTGAAGGAGACTCTTCAATATCACCAATGATATCAAAGTCCGTTCCAGAGTCTGGTTGATAAACTTTGTGTTCTACAACCTGAACTTTAGAAAGGATACTAGAAACACCTTTACGACCACCAACATCATACGGATATTGGAATAGCATTACATTACCTGTTGATCCGTTACCGATAGTACTGCCATCAACTGGTTGTTTGTTACCATCTAGTACATCTGGCGGTGTATTCTTTTCGCCATCTTTCTTAATGGCTTTACGCTTGAGGTTAGCTTTCCAGTACTTCCCATCGTCATCGTCTTCTTGTTTGACTGAGAGAAAGAAATCTTCCTTCCAAGACTTAGCTATGTCCTTATCACGGGTTCTAATTTGAAGTTCCCATTGTAGTGTACCGAAAGGCTCTACAGGCTTTACAAGTTTAGCCCAATGCATTTCAGCATCACGAATAATAACAGTACGCTTTTCAGTAATCATATGAACATCTCCTCGATTTCATCTAGTGTTGAGTGTAAGTCTGTGCCATTCATACCATTGTTAATCATCAGGTAGCACAGATACCAGAAGACCTTACCTAGTTCTTGGTTCTTAGCGTCTTTCTTACCATAACGCATAAGATACTTGTAGATCTGTCCCATCAAGTGTGCTTCACTGCCTTCAAAGTCAGTTAGCATGTGATCCATCATCTGCATATACTGCAGTCCAGGGACAATTTCTTTGTAGTGTTTAGGACTGACTGCTGTCCATACTTTCTCTTCCATCTTCATCCTTTCTAGCATGAAAGCTTCGTGCCTCATCGTCTATATACCTCTTAATCATAGTAAGTATGCCTTGTTCTATACACACTTTAACTGCAAGAGGTGACATTGATACGTGCATTATTGCACCACCATCATCGGTCTCTTCAAAGTTAAGTATCTCTAGTTCTTCCATCCTTGTCCTTTCCGTAGTTAAGTTCGTTACTACAAACACGACAGTATAGTCTGCCAAGCTTTGCAAACAACTCAGTTATATACTGTTTTGCCTTACAGTGTTTACAGATTAGTGTTATCATCGTTTAAACTTACGTCCTCTAAAGAAGACAATTAGATTTACGGTGGTATTGATAGTGATAGCGATGAGTATCCACCACTGCCACCAAAGTAAATCTAATCCGTTACATTCTATCATTAATCCATCCTTGTTAAGAAATAACCTGATTGAGTTGGAATACCTACAATAGAGTACTTGTAGAAGTATAGTGTACCATCGGGAGTATTCATTTGACCTACCCACTTGATGTCTTCATCTTCTTCATATGGGCTACGATAGGTACCGTCTTCTAGTATCTCTCCATCAAACTCGTATAGCCCAAAGCCATAAGCAGTATCAAGATGGTCTTTAAGTGTGTCCTTTTCAGTAAGACCCACATTATATTGTCTAACCCAGTTAGGAAGAAGTCCGAAGACCTCTTCACTATCAAGGTGTGGATAGTCAATTGTATTAAGAGTTACTTGTAGCATGGTATATCCTTTCAAATTGGTAGGCGCACTGGGATTCGAACCCAGACTGTATGGATTTTAAGTCCAGTGTCTCTGCCTATTGGACTATGCGCCCATTTCGTAACGAGTTATGACAGGCTTGGCATTAGTTAGTTTGATAATGCGCTGCTTGTGCTTCTCAAAGTGTTTACTGTTCTTGGTGTAGTCTAGTACTCCATTAGTCATATTGTCAGGTGCCTTTACAATGAGCATAACTCGTTCAATCCTTGGCTCGTATGTCCAGATAGCACTCTTAGTTTCGTAGGCAAGGCCTCCATCATCAGTAATGTCCTTTACTGCTTGATAGGCTTTAATCATGTGATTACAGTGATGATGATTAATAATCTTACGCATTGTAGTGTCCTTTCTTAGACTTCGTTGTATTCATAGTCGATGTAAGTTAGATACTCGTTATTCATATGCTCTGGTGGATCTACTTTCTCATAGAGTTGTTGAGCATAGTCTTCTATCTCGTCTTCAGTACACGTAACAGTGTCATGGTCGTATACCTCATAGAGATACTTTATAGTGACCCTGTAGGTTCGCTCCCTGGTGCTGTCTACAGAGCCTTCTATTATGTCGTTCCTTATCAGTGCTTTCTTTATGTCTGCTGGAGCGTCACTGATGAGGTGTTCCGCTAAGTCTAGGTTGTTATCTTCGTATGCCTTCTTTATTTGTCTTTCATAAAAGGCGTACATTGAGGGTGTTCTCTTAGTCATTGTTTTCCTTTCTTTGACTATGTGTGCCCTTAAAGGATACTATAAGGATAGATAATCTACCCCCCTTTAAGGGCGTTTTTTAAGTGATACATGAGATTATCAGTAGTGGTATCACCGTCCAAAGCACTACTTACCGTCCATTCTACTTGTCCCATCCTAGAAAGATTAAATAGTTTTTGTCATTAGTCTGAGCAGCGATTAAGAATGTTTTAGATAGTCTTTCTGCTTCTTCTGAGAGTTGCTCATCTAATGGTCTTTTATCTGCCTTATCACGGGAAATAAAGAGCTGTCTAAGCTTCTGGGTCGAAGTCATGCCACTCTTGGTACCAG